GACCATTTCCCGCACGTCCTGAGCTGTGGGGCCGTCCCCGAGATCTGCCTCGAAGGCGAGCCCGCGCTTCTCGTCTGAAAGGCGCAGGGTGCCGCTGACGGTGCGGGCCAGCACCTTATCTGGACTGTGATTGAAGGTCAGATAAACGTCCGGGTCGCTCGCCAGCACGTCGGCGAAGGCGCCCGGTTGAATGACCTCGGTAAATCCCCCGAGATCTCGGCTCTCGACGCCGTAGAGCGCCGCGAAGCCGGTCAACTTCTTGCCCTCGGTCTGCACGTCGGCGACGGGAACGGTCGCCGTACGCTGCTCCAGGGCCTTCTTGGTTTCAGTTGCCATTACTGCCCACCTCCGCGGGCGTGGTCTGGTTTCCATTCGTCGCGGTGGCTTGGGCGAGTATCTGCTCGACTGACGGTGTTGATTGAGGAGGCTCGGGACTTAGATCCTCGAGCTCCCGGACTTCCTCGCGCGTCAACCAGCCGGACACTGGGTCCAGGGCGCGCGCGTAAACCTCACTGCGAGTGTTCGCGTCGGCGCGCAGCAGCGCGTCGATGTTGAATTGCACGTAGCTCGAGCCGGGGAACAGATCCGTGTCCGCGCTCAGCGCTTCTTCAATCAGAACCAGCCAAGGGCGCAGCGCGAAGGTCACGAAGTGAAGCCCTTGCTGCTCCACATTTGAATAGGTCTGCGAGCTGCCACTGTCGGCGCCGACGATCCACGGAGGCACGCGAAAGATTCTCGCGATCTCCTGCGTCGAGAGCTTCCTTTGCGAAAGGAATTCCGCATCATCGAGCGGCATCCCGACCGGGACCCACTCGACGCCATCGGGAATCACACCGATGCCCTCCTGGGCCTGGCGGCGGGCGCGAATCGACTCACGCAGGCGATCGACCGAATCGTCGGAAAAGTCCATGACCTTCATCCAGCCCGCCGGCATCGCGCCGCCGGCAAAGAACTTGGAGGCGTGGTCGGTGAGGTCCTTCGACAATCCCAGCGCAACGCGCGCTTGTTTGATTGGGGAAAGGCCGGTGATCCCGTCCATGCTCATGCCGCGGATGTGGATCAGGTCGGCGGTGGTCACTACCTGGCGGCTGTTGTTCCAAGTCAGGTCGTAGACACGCTGACCGCCTTCGAGGCGAGGCGCGACCTGCTCAGGGTGCGCGAGCGCAAGCTGTTCGATCTCACCACCGGAGCGCAGCTTCAGCACGTAGGCGTTCCCGTACAGCTGCAGGTGCAGCATCGTGTCGGCGACGAAATTGGGAGTGGTGACCGCGGGCGCCGGGCGCTCGAGCAGCTCAGCACCGCGGCCGCCGACCGGGACCCGGCCTTGCGGCGTGCGCCTGTAGGCGTGAATCGGCAAGCTCGCCGCAGCGTCCACAAGCGCCCGGATGCAGGCGTAGGCATCGGCGATCGCCAGCGCGCCGGTAGGGGTTACCGTGTTAGCCGTATAGCTGTAGGCGAGTGACGGGTACTGATTTTCAGGAAGCGGGAGTGAGCGTGTTTCCGCCTTGCGTCGGTTCCAAAAGGCCATTGGCCCATTTCCTTTCGTAAGTAAAGTCGGGGTTAGACCCAGACGATGTTCGGCTCGGGCTTCGGCGGCTCACGCCGAGCGTGGAGGTTGACCGCGATGCAGAGCGAGATCACCGCGTCGATGTTGTGGCGATCGTCCTGCTTTGCGATTCGCCAGCCCCAAGGCTTGTGTTTGGCGATTGCGTTCGCCACGTGCTGATTGAGGACGGGATCGTCGGGATGGCGGAGCCGTTGCTCGATGATCGTGTCGTAGAGGAGCTGTGAAGCCGGCACCATCATCGGGTCGTTCATCGGAAACACCGAGACCCTGAGGCCGCGCTCCTCCCAGCGGCGCATCATCTCGCCGGAGCGGTAGTCGTCGCCGCCGATCTGAACGATCGAGTAGCGCCGCGCGAGCTCGGGGACGAAAGCGGCGACATCGAGCACGGAATCGTCGCCCGTCCAGGTGCGAACGCCTACGTGCAGCTGCTCGTTCACCCACACGACCGCCGAGGCGGAGCGATCGGCGCCTACGTCAAGGCCCACCCAGACCCGCTCACCGTCCTCAAATTCCGTCTTTCCCGCGCACGCCGCCCAGGCACCCGGCGGCAACCATTGCGATTCCGAGACGCCCCAGCGATTGCAGTGAAATTGGGCGAAGGCCGCCTCGGGCAGCGCCAGCCGCTGCTCCCGCAGGGCCTTCGGCGTGATGTAAGCAGCCGGGTTGCACTGCTTGACCTTGCGCGTGTCCGTAATCGGCTCTTCCTCGCTGAGCGACCACTCAAACCAGTGAAGGTCGGGGCCCTTCGCCTCGGTCACGACGCCGCGGCGCTTGACATCGGACTGGGCGAGCGCGCGGCTGCGAAGTCGGCCAAGCGGACTATCGAGCGTCGGCGCCGCCGTGGAGATCAGGATCAGGCGCGCGTCCGGGCGCTTCATCAGGCTCGATTCCATCGCCTCGAGGAGCTCGGCCCGCTCCGACCACGCCCACACCTCATCCCCAATCAGGAGCGTCGGCGAATCGCCATGAAGCTTCTCGCCATCGGCCGAGACGACGGTCAGCTCGCCGCCTGTCTCCTCGTGCCGCAACTCGAAGTACGTGATCGAGATCCTGTTGGCGATCAGGGGGTGACGGGCGAATACCTTCATGCGCCGCAGGCAGATTTCCGCCTGCCGGCGAGAGGCGGCGCCGATCCGCACCTCCGCGCCGTCCACGGTCAGGAGGTGGTGAAGGCCGATCAGCGCGCAGGTCGTCGTCTTGAAGTTGCCCTTCGGGAGGATCGCCGCCACCTTGCGATGGTTGAAGTGCGCGCGGGCGATGCGGCGCTGGAATGGGGCCAGCGGCTCGCCGATGGAGTCGACGAAGGCGAGGAAACCGCGATAGCCGGGTTTGAAGTCGATTTGCGGGGGTTCGGGCGCGATCGCGACCATCTGGCCTCCTTTCAGTCGATTTGGGCCGCCTCAGGCGGCGTCTAAGCGGGCGTGTGCGCGTGCGTGCGAGCAGACGAGGCTTTGTCTCTCTCAGCGCGCCACCCGGCGGTCAAAAGCCGCAGCTACACCAAAAACCATCCCAGCCCGACTCCAGGTCGAGCGCAACGCGCTGGTGCCGGAGGAGTTGCGGCGCTGTACGGGCGGGCGCTAGGCCGCTACTGGGCCAAGTCCACGTGCGAGCGGATCCTCGAATCGTTCGAGCGGCAGACCGCGGCGGCGGGGTGCCTACCCCGTGGTCCGCAATGCGGGGGAGGTAAATCACTTGCCGGAGCAGACTGATAGCTGATATGCCACGCTGCAAAGGAGGTGTTAGACGTATGAAGCGTTATCTACTACTTCTTGGCGTGGTCGCGGTGGCCGCGCTCGCGCTCCCAGCCGTGGCGTCCGCGCAAAGCGGGCACTTCGTGGGAACGCAGACCTGCAGCGACATCGGAACGCAGGTCTCCTGTAACGGCAAGGTGGCTGGTCTCGGGGGCACGACGTTCACCATTCTGGTGAGCGCCCAGGGCACCGCCAGCGTCACCTGCACCAATCCGGCGGGGAACGTTGCCCCGGGGCAGTCGTTTACCACCACGACGACTGGATCCTCCGGTCCGTTCCCGACGCCGAGGAACGGGCAGTCGCCCTACACCGTGACGACGAATACGCCCACGGCTCCAGCGGGATCGTGTCCAAATCCGAAGTGGACAGCGACCGTAACGGACGTGAGTTTCACGACTGCGACGATCACTCTGCTCGAGGACTCGACCGTCTCCGACACAGTGACGGTTCCGGTTTCGTAGTCGGCGGCGAGCGAATAAACAGCCGGAGAGAGGAGCCCCGCCAACGGGGCTCCTCTCACGACAGGAGAGAAACGACCCCGGGCGGCGGCATGGCCCGCAAGTAGTACTTGCAGAGGGCGCTCGAATATCGATGCAAGGTCTCACCGGAGTGCGACTCTGGAACAAGTGGCCGGGTGGGCAAAGGGGTGGGCAATGTCCGCCCCGGCGGTAGACTCGCCGGCGTGGAGGACGTCGTAATTCCGCTCCGGCCTGAGGATGAGCGAGGCCGCGAGATACTCGACGCATTCGAACAGCAGGAGGCTCTAAAGCCAATGCAGGTCATTGGCGACGGGACTCGGCGATACCGACTACAGGGAGAGGATGTTGACGTCGATTCCCTAGATCCAGTGCTCAGCCGCATCGACCCCAACTGGCGGAGCCACATCACCACCTGGCGCTAGTCAAGCGGCGCCTCGCCGAGCCGGTACTTGGCGTCCATGTACAGGATCAGCGCGACGATCAGGAGCTTGCGGGTCTCTTCCGTGTCGTGGTGCTCGGAGACCCAGGACTCGGCCATGTCCGGTCCGTTGTCTTCGATCTGGCGGCAGATGGCGGCGAGCTTGACCGCCAGCGCGTGGCTCACCTCCTCGATCGTGGCCATCAGTGGAGCACCGGCCCCTCGTCGCCTTCGAGCTCCTCCAACTGCTCGCGGGCGAATTGGTCGCGTACCGCCTTCCGCAACTGCTCGACGTCGCCGGCTCGTGACATCACCATCACGAATAGCATCCCTCTCAGCGGATCGTCCTCGAGAGCGTCGATTGCCCGCTTGATTCCGTCCGCTCCCTCGGCGAGGGCTAGCTCGGTCGCCGTGTTCACCCAGTCGATGTGCTCGTCCAGTGTCTCCTTGAGCTTGGGTTTCAGGGTGTTGTCGCTCATGCGGTGGTTTCCTTTCTTCGGTCGTTTCTTTCCCAACAAGTCTTTTTTTTGCCGCAACTACCTGCGCTCGCAGTCGTCACTCGCTTGCGCTCGCTCCTGAACTGCTCGCTTAGCGCAACTGCCTTTTGTGGCTCGCTATCGCTCGCTGCTACCTACTACCTCCCCCCTACCTGCGGACGTAGTTCGCCCCCTAGTGCGGCTTGAAAGACAAGTCTCGAGTGCGTCCGGGTCCAGCTTGATCGCATCGACTTATCCCCTTGACTCGCAGCTTGGCTGGGACGGGGCTTTTCCCGGGTTGGGTCTCGCGCTAGCTTTGACGCCCAACCGCAGCGGGGAGAATCCGGAAATGGGGTTGCTTCAACCCGTGCCTTCCCACCTCCCGGCGGGTCTACGGCGGCACGGCAGCCTCGCGTATCTGGACGGGCCGGCCGAGGCTCCCGATCGCTCATCACGCGGGTGCCGGCGTCGTCGTTTCGTATTCCGCGCGTCTCCTAAGCCAGTGATCTCCGGAGCGCTGCCGGTCGGCAGGCGAGCCCCGCGCAGGCAAGTCTTTGCGACCGGTTTGCTACCGGTCCTGGGGTTTGGCTGCTACCGGTTTGCGACCGGTTTCATCGAGAGCCGATGTCGCCAGGCGTCGTTCGTTCCCGCCGTTTCATGCCCTTGCAGGCATCTGCACGACTGCCTAGTCAGCGGAGAGGGAGGGATTCGAACCCTCGAGAGAGCTTGCGCCCCCTACTCGCTTAGCAGGCGAGTGCCTTCAGCCACTCGGCCACCTCTCCTGGAACTATTTGCGGCGGCTTCGCCACGCAAGCAGCTTTCGATTCTAGGCGGGGTCGTCTCGGAGGACTACCCTCATGGCCAGATCACCGGAGGGGTGGCAGAGTGGCTGAATGCGGCGGCCTTGAAAGCCGTTGACCGGTTCCGCCGGTCCGGGGGTTCGAATCCCTCCCCCTCCG